GAAAAGGAGTTGGAGCTGCAAAAATTAACGGCAGTGGATCAAGCGATTGCCAAGAAAGAGATTGGGCTTCGCAGGGAACAGGCAATACTCGCAAGCCAATTGCAATTGCAAATTGATTTTAGGAAAGAAAGGGAGGCAGTGCAAGAGGGGTTCGTGGCCATTCTGGCTGGTTACGACGAAGAGTTTGAATATCAGCAAATGTACTTGAATTTAATTAACCAAGGGATTCGGCCTTCTTTGGCGAAAGCGCGAGTGGAGGTTGAGAAAACTTTTAGGGCGCAAGAAAAATCTCTCGATACGCTAATTGATCAAAATAAAGCAAATATAGCAGGACTAGAGGTTGATATTGCAAGGTTTAAGCTAAAGAAAGATTTATCTCCAATTGAAAAAGAGCAGCTCAGGGACGCGGAAGCGAGGCTAGAAGCTGCCAAGAACGAATTGGCTGTAAGAACAGGATTGAAAGATATTGTTCCAGAGACTAAGGCTGCAGCAATGCAAAAAGTAGAACAAGGGCTTGCCCCTAAAACAAGCGCGGAATACATGGGTGAGGGCTTGGAATCTGCCGAAGAAAGACTTGCAGAGCTTACCAACACTGGCTATCAAGTGGCGCAAGCTGCTAATGCCATTGGAGACGCATTTGGAGAAGCATTCAAAGGCGTTATCACCGGCAGCATGACTGCGCGAGAGGCTCTTGCGGGCTTCTTCCAGGGTGTTGCAGATCACTTTGCCGACATGGTGGCGCAGATGATTGCCGAGTATTTAAAAATGGCGCTTATCAAGGGGATCATGAGCATCATTGGAGGGGCTGCTGGCGCTCTAGGCGGTGGGCTTAGTAGCGGCTTCAACGCAGGCACGTCTTCTGCTATAGACACTGGAGCCACTGGATGGGCTAATTCGCTTGCCACCCCATTAAAATTAGCTAACGGAGGCATTGCCCCTGGCGGCTTCACTGCATTTGCCAACGGAGGCGTCGTCACAGGCCCCACCCTGGGCCTCGTCGGTGAAGGGAAATACAACGAGGCAGTCATTCCTCTCCCAGACGGCAAGAGCGTCCCTGTGCAGCTCTCAGGGGGCGATGGCGGTAATCAAATTAATAGCAACATCACCGTTAACGTAAGCAATGGCCAAGCGCAAAGCAATGCCACGGGCTCTAACTCTTCAGAATTAGGGCGTAAAATTGAAGGAGCAGTAAAACAAGTGATTGTTGGTGAACTTCGTCCTGGCGGGCTTCTTGCTTCTCGCTAATTCCTTATGACTCAGCCCACTTTTGCCATACCTTGTGAATACGGACTAACAGTCCAGCGCGGCTCGCGCATTGAAAAAGTGCAGTTTGGTGATGGTTATGAACAAACTCGCCCTGATGGTATTAACAATGACATTCGGCAGTATTCCATTGAGACAGTGCCCATTGCTGATTCGACTGCCATTGCTCTTGACAGTCAACTAGCGGCGCTTAATGGAGACTTCTTCTACAGTCAATTCTTTATGGATGATGCAATGTATAAATATCGGCTAGAGCCAAATCAATGGCAATGGCGAACAGTGGGTCCAGACAGTAATATTTTTAGCTTCACCGTAAGGAGGATTTATGACAATAGAAGCTGATCTTCAACAAGGCTGGCATGATGCCATTGTTGAACTAATTGACCTAGATCTTTCTCCTATTACGAACGACCCTGCAGATATATTTTATTTCACGAATCAGCTAAAGCCTAATGATACAAAAATTCAATGGAAAGGAAATATTTATGAGCCCATTCCTATTGCTGCAGCAGGCTACGAGAAAAGCACCACTGGACAAATTGCGCAGCCCACTTTGACAGTGGCCAATGTGCTTGGCACCTTCACGCAAGTTATCAATGAGCTTGACGATTTAGTGGGAGCCAAGGTAACTCGTCGGCGCACTCTTGGTAAATACTTGGACGGCGAACCTGGCGCTGATCCATTGCAGGAATTTCCCATTGATATTTTCTATATTGAGCGTAAAACGCAAGAGAATTCGATGGTTATCTCTTGGCAACTCTCCAGCGTGCTCGACCTTGAAGGCTTAAAGCTGCCGCGTAGAATTATTACGCAAAACTATTGTCAATGGCGATACAGGGGGAGTGAGTGTGGCTATGTGGGGCCTGCACTTTATGGAAATAATGATCGCTATATTGATACCGCTGGACTTTCTGCTTTTGGCGCTACCGTGATAAATGCAGGCAAACTTGTTGAGCAAAGACAGCAAGAACAAATTGTTGCGTTAAATATTAGAAATGCTGCGATAAATACAAAAAACCAGCAATGTGAGACTTTTGTGCTTTTAGAGACAAGGTACAATTTGTATGGCAATTATGTTGGTCGCGGGACGGCCATTTGGGGCAATGTTTTTGTGGGGCTTAGTTCTACGTTTAGGCAGGGCAGGCAGAGGGCTCGTAGCTTTAACTACGGGCTCTATGAAATTGAGCGATGGGGAGTTAACGCCACTGCTTGTAGCATTGCCACTGCTGAATTAGCCACCGCCGAAGCCAATTTAACTACTGCCGTCAATAATTTAGTGGCAGCGCAAAATGCTTTGGCAGCCGCAAATGCAGCACTTCCTCTTACAGACTCGCTGCGCCTTCTAGACGTTTGCGGTAAGCGCGTGAATAGCTGCAAGCTACGTTTTCCTTAATCGTCCCTGCCTTATGGTGGATTCCCTGGAGCCAACACGGTTCGCCAATGACACCTTTCCCTCTCCTTGAGCCAATCATTCGCGCACATGCTTTTGAAAAGCCTACGGAGGAAGCCTGTGGGCTTATCGTCGATGGCAAATACATTCCCTGTAAAAACCTGCACTCTTCGCCATCGTCTAATTTTGCCATTGCGGCAAAGGACTATGCGAAAGCAGAAAAGAAAGGAGCCATACAAGCAGTGGTGCATTCACACCCCGAAGGCTTTGGTGGTTTCAGCAAGCATGATATTATTAGCTGCAAACAAAGCAATGTGCCATGGTTGTTGTATTGCACGCAATCTAATGAATGGCACTACGCCGATCCAACTGGCAATGCGCCTCTTATTGGTAGACCATGGGTGTATGGCATTTACGACTGCTATGGCATCTTGAAAGATTACTTTCACCAGACTTTTGCCATTGAGCTTGACGACTTTCCCAGAGGTGAAGAAGGTGAATGGGAGAGCCCTGGATGGCGCATGTTTGAAAAGAATTTTGCAGAGCAAGGTTTTGTGCCAGTGGACAAGCCAGGAAAAGCAGGAGACTTTATTTTGATGCAGCTACAGGCCCCCTTTCCTAATCATGCAGCCGTATTGTCGAAGCCAGAGCAAAATGTGTTCTATCATCATTTAATGGGCAGGTTTTCTGAGGAAAATGTATATGGTGGATATTGGCAGAAATGCACAAGTCAAGTGCTGCGCCATAGGGAGCTGATGTGATGGAAAGTCTCATTGAAGTAAAACTATTGGGAGAATTGGGGCGTCGCTTTGGGCGTTCGTATTCTTTTGTGGCATCGTCTCCCAAGGAAATTATTTCAGCGCTGTCCAACCAGATTGAAGGCTTTAAGGATTACTTGCGCCAAGCTCATGAAAATGGCATTGGCTTTCGTTTGGTCGATGGCGATGCGGAAGGCATGGCTTACGAAGAAGTGATGATGGGCTGTAAGCAATTGATCATTGCTCCTATTGTCACTGGAGGCGGTGCTGTTGGGCGCATTCTGCTAGGCGTAGCCTTGGTAGCGCTTGCTTTCGTTTCTTTTGGCGGCGCATTTGCTGGATTCGCTGCTGCAAATGCGGCGACTGGAGCGGCAGCAGGCTTTTCCATTGGAAGTGGCATCTTGTTTAACTTAGGCATTAGTTTGGTGCTTACAGGGGTGGCATCCTTGCTCACGCCGCCAGTAGAGCAGCCTCGTGAAACAGAACGTAAAGATAGCTTTCTCTTTGACCGTGCCACTGAACTGACCACGCAGGGACAGCCAGTGCCATTGCTTTATGGCAAATTCCTTGCTGCGTCGCCATTGATCATTTCATCTGCTATTACCACTCAACAGGTGCCAGTCTGATGTCAGACGATCTCAAGAAGCTTATTGCTATACAGGGTGCCGGTGGCGGCGGTGGCGGCGGCGGTAAAAAGGGTGGCAAAAAGCCCGTCGAAGACCCAGAGTCTCTTCGCAGTAGATCAGACGCCGACATTGTTGCCGTGTTGTCAGAAGGCGAAATTCTTGGCTTTGAGCCTGGCGTTGATCCCCTCACTCGCCTGTATCTAGACGGCATTCCCATTAAGAACATTGATGGTAGTTTTAATTACACAATCACTAATTTTTACACTGGCTCTTCTTCGGCGGCCAATGGTAAAGGCGGGCTCATCCCTTCCATCAACGCCAGCATTCCAGGACTAATTCGTGGCAATGTAATTAGCCAAGTCAATTCAGTGGCGCTTGATTATCGCGTGGGTACGCAAAATCAAGATCCTATGCCAGGTTTTGATAATATCAAGGCAGAGCAAAGTGTAAGCGTAAGAGTCACGCAAGCGCAAGGAACTGTTTCTCGTACAACCATCGCCAGCAACTGGAACCGCCTTCGTTTGCGAGTGGGCGTCGGAGCCCTGTTCTTTATCAACAAGGACACGGGAGACGTTAAAGGTACAAGCGTAGAATTCAACGTAAAGATTCGCCCAGAAGGCGGCGGGCTTTTCGTCAATGAAAATAAAACAATTAGTGGCAAAAGTAGGGGGCCTGTAGATTTTGAATACGAATATGCGCTGCAAGGCACGGGTCCATGGGTGGTAAGCATTCAACGTTTGACAGGCGATCCTGCCACCACTTCTGTCACCGATGACTTCTACTACAAAGCGCTTGTTGGTTACATAGATTCATCATTTCGCTACCCCAATACTGCATTGCTTGGCTTGAAAATTGGTGCAGAAAGCTTTACAAGAGTGCCGTCTGTTGGGGCAGAACTGTTAGGTGTAAAGATTAAAGTGCCGACAAATTATGATCCATTTACGCGCACCTATCAAGGCATTTGGAACGGCACGTTCAAGACAGAATGGTCGAATAATCCTGCCTGGATTTTTTACGACCTGCTGACCAATACACGCTATGGGGCAGGAGAATTTATTGAAGAAGCACAAGTTGATAGATATAGCCTTTATTCCATAGCTCAATACTGTGACGAGCTAGTGCCAGACGGGAAAGGGGGACGAGAGCCTCGCATGACTTTCAACGCCTACATCACGGACAGGGGCGAAGCTTATGAGGTGCTAAATAGCATGGCTGCTGCATTTCGTGGCATGCTTTACTTTAGTGAGGGCACCGTTGTCGGCATACAAGATAAGCCTAAGCCCGTCAGCAAGATATTCTCACCTGCCAATGTTATTCAACAAGTAGACGACAGCGGAGAAGTAAGCGAGCCATGCTTTAGCTATGAAGGTACGGCACGAAAGGCGCGTAAAACTGTAGCTCTTATTAGTTGGAATGATCCCGATGATTTGTATTCTTCCAAGATCGAATATGTGGAGGATCGAGATGGCATTGAGCGCTATGGCTACAGGGAAGCTGAAATACGTGCTTTTGGCACCACTTCACAGGGACAAGCGCAACGCATTGGAAGATGGCTGCTGCTGACGGACCAGCTTGAATACGAAACAGTCACTTTCAAGGTGGCGACTGAAGGCTTCTTTATTCTTCCTGGCGAAATCGTTGGCGTTGCTGACCCAGCAAAAGGAGGCAAGCGTTTTGGGGGAAGAGTGACAGACGCTACTACCACTTCTATTTCCATTGACGCCCCCTTCACCATTGGAGCATTTTCTTATTTGCTTTATGTGACGATGGAAGATGGCAGCATTTTGTCGCGTACTGTCACCAATGCTCCCGGCGAAACTTCTACGTTGACTATTTCCTCGCCATTGCCTTCTGTTCCACTGGTGAATTCACCTTGGATTTTGCAGGAAGGCAATGCAGGCGTCAGAAAGTTTAGAGTGATTTCAATGGTAGAGAGCGATGGCGTGGTAACTGTATTAGGCACGTTGTACGACGAAGCCAAATTCATTCAAACTGATAGTGAAACAATCTTGGGCACACCCCGCATTAAAGTGGCATCAGTGCAAGCGCTGCCCACCGTAGACGGCGCAAACATTGTCTTAGGGGTGCCTTCGTAATGGCTCAATACGAAGTGGCATGGATATTCCCTAAATATTCGGGCTATTCCATTTTTAATGCAGGCATCAATCCTGCCATTTGCTGGAATGGTGTTCAAAACAATCCGTTTATTTCAGCTTTTGAAGTGGATTTTTTGGATTTAGAGGACAATAGCTGGGTCAACATTGGCACTACCACTGCCAATTTCATTCGTTTTCCTTCTGATATTTACAACTCGCAGAGTGTTTATCAAATTAGAATTGCTACAATTGGCACTGACGGCAGACGATCACCGTATGCTTATAGCCAAGCGACATTCTCAAGCCCACTAGTGTTTGATTTCACTGAGCCATTAACCATTAAACTAATCAATGGTACTGACGTGGCGAATCAACGCTATCTTTTCTTAGTTCTTTAATATGGCCAATCTTTACGGACTTGACGCTGCTGGCAATGCCGCTTATGTGAAGGCCACTGGAGCTGGCACGAACGGCGATCCATTTGTTGTCAACCACGACCTTATTTCGTCTGAGATAAAGAGTGCCTTTGTCTCGGCAAGTGGCAACGTAGACGTGGTGGCTGCTGTAAGCGGCAGCAAGCTGCGTGTAACGGCTATGACCATTACTTCTCTGTCTGGCTGCACGGTGAAGCTACAGACGGGCGGCACAGCGGACAAGACGCCTCCGTTCCATTTAGGAGCTAATGGCAATTTGACGCAAGCCAGCCCTCTCGGCTTGTTTGAAAGTGTTGCGAGCGAAAAGATTAATGCAGTTGTTAGTGGTTCTACTATTTACACCGTCATGCTTTCTTATCGCGAAGTTCTTACATGAGCGCTTTCCTTTCTACATCCACTTCAGCTCAAGTTGATCTACGCATTCTTCGTAGGGACTTTTTTGATGGGTTTAGTTTGCTGCTGCAAAATGGGAATGGACTCCCCATTGACTTAACAGATACCACGGTTTGCGCTTCCATTCAAAAGGTTAGTGCGTCAGGTACTGTAGAACTGATCACTTCTCTGAACATCGAAAAGGAAGAGCCATTGTCGGCTGGCAGGATTCGCTTTTGGCTTTCTTCTGCTCAAACGGCTCAAGTGTGGGACGCCTATCAATCTTTCTTTGCAGGTTTCGCTAATACAGTATTTTTTCCTACTGCCTATACGGGACAGGCTGCAATTGGTTCATTGGCATGGGATGTTCGCATTGAAAACCAAGAGCCTCTTGCCGACTTGATTTCCGTCAGCTCAGGTGTTTTTCTTACACAAGTTAATCATACTCTTGGATCTTCGGAGCGAGTTATTTTTAAAGATACAACTCAGTTTTCTATTAATTACAACGGCACTGCGTCTACAATTTACACGGGCCTCACGGGCATCACTTACGAACCCCCTTACTCTTTTGCCATTGCTTCTCTCTCTGGAGTGACAAACCCCGCGATTGGCGGAAGTGTTTATAGACTAAGGCAAGACACTGTTGTGACTGGCAGCGTTGCTGTTGGTTCCACCATTTCAAATTGTTTCCCTTAGGGCATCATGGCTGAATTACAAGAAGGCGTAGCAGTTGTAACAGTAGGGCGTACTGCCCCCATACCTCCTGGCCCGCAACTGGCAGAGAATAGCCTTCCTGTGGTTATTGCCAGTGATCAAGAAGCAGTACCTGTTGAGGTGCAGAACCAGCAAATTAGTGAAGTTAGCCTGAGCTTGCTTGGTATTCCTCGCGCTGAAGTGGCACTTGGCATCTTCGCTGACGTTACCACTTACGACATCAACCCTAATGAATGGCAAAGCCAAGGTGCCGGCACTACCACTCATATTCCCACTGAAAGTGCAGCAAAGGTAAGCCTTGGCACTTCTCTGACCAATAATTATCAAATTCTTAGTAGTAAGCGCTTTTTCCGCTACCAACCTGGTCGCGTTAGTGCTGCCACTTTTGGTGTGAGAGTTAATACTACAACAGACAAAACTGACGTTAAAAAGTTTGGTGCCTTTGACAAGCGTGATGGTTATTACGTTGAAGTGCAGGGAGGCAGTCAAAGTTCCATCACTGACAAAGAAACCAATCTCTACTGTGTAAGGCGCACAAGCGCTATGGAGAGCAATGAGCCTGGCATCCGCACGCCTAACTCAGGCGATGGGGACAGGGGCACTGCAGGCGCTGATTTGGTGATCGTGAGAGCTGGCCTCACCTATATCCACGCTGGCTTGTTCGACTTGAGTCTAAGAGGAGCTGGAAACAACATTGGAGGCAATGCTTCTTCCAATGGGGCCACTACTGTTTCTAGCTCGTTCTTTGCCGTACCTAACGAGTATCGCTACACCTACGAATATCGCGTGCCTCGTAAGTTCTTTAGCCATGATCGTCTTGATGGTGAAGTTCGCACTCAGTATTACTCAGACCGCACGCCTGGTCGCTCTAGCTTCACGGTGAGCATTGGCGGCACCGATTCTTCCCCCATTGTTACCTACGGCAACAGCACTGCTGTAAGGGACGAAAACAATAATATCGCCACTCGCCAAAGTGTTTGGGACATTGACCTATCAAAGGTGACAATGTTTAAGGCGGAATATAGCTGGTATGGAGCTGTTGGCGGACACTTCTTGGCCTATGTGCCCGATGCAACCACTGCTGGCGAAGCGCGATGGGTGAGGATGCATCATATCAGGGCTTCTAACCAGCTCACTAGCCCAAGCCTTGCCAACCCTACGCTCCCATTGTCCTATTTGGTCCAGAAGGGAACCAGTGGAAATGAAAACTCCATTTATAAATATGGGGCGTCGTATTACATTGACGGTGGGGACAGGGGCACCATCACTGCTCGCTCACAAAGCAACAGTGCTGATCGTGTAGTGACGACAAGCGGCACCACGTTGCTGGCCCTACGAACCAAAAATACGATTAATTCCATTCGCAACCGCATGCAAGTGTATCCCACGCGACTGGGCATTGGCACTGATGCACGAGCAGTGGTAACAATTATTAAGAATCCAACAACTGTTTCAGGCACACCTTCGTTTACTTCTGCTGATACACTTAGCCCCATTGAGTTTACAATTAGTAGCGGAATTACCACTGCCACTGGTGGTATTACTGTTGCTACTTTCTTTGTTGGCGCTGGTGGCGTAGATATTGATTTGGCTCCTTATTTTGGTTATAACAAGGACTACTTGTCCTACCCGTTGACGGCTGCTGCTGGTGACACTCTTTATGTGTTTGCTCGTTCATCCTCTGGCACTGCAAACATGAGCGCTTCCCTCACTTGGGAAGAGCAAGTGTGAGAGGAAAATAAATGCCAAATCTAGAAGAGATGTATCAACTGCCAGAGGACGTTGAAGCCTCTGGTACAGTATCAATAGAAAGTGATCTTTTAGATTTTGCCACTGGTGAATTGCTTGTTCAAGAGGACACGCAAGAACAGTTGACAGGCGAAACTTTTGACACGCAAGTGCTTGCCACTGCTGGCAATTGCACTCCCATCGTTATCACTAATTCAGAGGCAAGTCCAGCCCCTATTGATATTATTAATCTAGAAGAAAGTGAAGTTAGCAAGAGCTTACTTGGTATTCCTAGATCAGAAACTGCTCTTGTTCTTTTTGATACTGTCAACATCTATGGGGTGAATACAAAGGAGTGGAGAAGCAATCCTGGTGGCACCTTCTTTTACACGTATTTCTTTGATCCTAATGACTGGACGTTTAGGGATGCCTACGGCAATTATGCAAGGCACATTCCCCAAGAGAGCGCCTTGCAAGCTTATTGCTACCCGCCTCCCGCTTCTTTCTCCTATCCAACAGACGACAACTCTGGGCGCTTTCCAGGCGGCTATACCGATGGGGTGATGAATGCTTTCTGGGAAAGCAAAAGAGCATTCCGTTACCAGCCAGGGCGAGTAACTGGCTTTACCTTAGGGGTGAGAATGTCCACTCAGAGTGGAGACGAAGGGGAAGTAATACGATGGGGGTGCCGAAATGATTATGGAGATGGTTATTATTTTCAGCTAGAAGAAGGCAATAATTTATTTATTATTAGAACATCTCCTGACCTTGGAGAGCTAAAAGTTCCTCGCGAGGATTGGAACGGCGATAAGGTGCAAGTGAATGAGGGGCGCACTGGATGGGGGCTTGACTTGTCCAAGGTGACAATGTTCAAGATTGAATTTAGTTGGTACGGGGCAGTGGGCGCTAGGTTTCTTGCCTATGTTCCAGACAACGTGGGAGAAGCACGATGGGTGGCGTTGCATTACATCTTTGCTGAAAATCAATTCACCACACCAAGCCTACGTAGTGCTTACCTGCGTCTATTCACAAGCGTTACTAGCAACGCTGGCGCCACTCAGCCAGCCTTCATCAATCTGTACGGAAGTAGCGTATATATTGATGGCGGCGACAGGGGAACGGTTACGCTTGGCAGCGCAGCTTTACAAACTGCAAAGAACATTGACTCTACTGGGCGCACCATTCTCGGCTTGCAAGTTAAAGGGCAAATAAATGGAGTGGACAATCAAAAGGCTGTTTATCCAGTGGGGCTGGCTGCGTTCTCTTCGGTGCCATCGCGACTTGATTTAGTGCTGCAAGGTAATTTCAATGGAGCTGGCGAGAGTTATTTCTATGGCAACGGAACAAATCTTGTGCGTGGCACTGGTAGCGGACTAGCAGTCACGCGATTGACGAGCAATACGCTGCAAATCAACGCTGGACAATTTCCTGATATTGCCAGTGAAATTAGCGGAAGCACTGACTACCTCTTAGGAAAGAAAGTCAAAGTGGTTGGCTCCAGTGTTTTTAGCACCTACGTGGCCGCCATTAGCCCTGACCGCACGCAAATTACTACAGACAGGCCCATTCCCGCTGGCACCACTTCCATTCAACTGTCAAGGTTCGATTCTTATGCAGTGGCAAGTGGAGTGATTCCTAGTGGTACTGCAAGCGGCACAGTATTTTTCAACACTGGAGGAGGACAATGGCGACTGGGGGCATGGTTTCAGACGAGCGGACAATCCTATAGCAGTAGCGCAAACATCTTGTGGTTTGCCAGTAAATATACGGGCATACTGTTTAATAAAGACGGCGTAGCCGTAGGCGAATACCTTTTCCCCTATGAAGAGTACCGTCAGGCGAGTTTTTCTTTAGTTGTGCCTAGTGGCTCGTCTAATACCATTGCCACTTTTGGAAACAGCACAACCACTCTTACTGGCGTAACTAATCCATGGCCAATCACACTGGTTGCAGAGTTGATGAACGACTCCCAGCTAAACGACGTGGTAGTGGTCCGTGGAACGGCGCAGGAGCGCATTGTGCCTGGCAGTGGGGCAACGGTGGCAATCAGCCAGTGGAACGTCGTCAGCGGGCTCTCACAGTCCTCTGTGGATGCTGGTGGATCTTCTTATGTGGCGAATAAATTTGAAGCATCATCTTCCGACCCATTGTCCGCTGTTTTGGTGGACACTCAAGGCTACAGAACACTAAAGAGTCCGCAACGCATTGCCACTTACTTCCTGGGCAGTGGCGAAACTAAACAGTTTAATCTCGCTGATTTGTTTGGTCCTGATAAAATGTATATTACGGGCGCTCCTGGCACCCAACTAAACAGTGGGGCTTTATTTGTCGTGGCAACCGCTCGTGGCGCTAGTGGTGTGGCAAGTGCCACTCTTAATTGGGAGGAGCAATAATGGCTCTTCCAGGACTTGTTGCGGCAGAAAATTTAGCAGATGTCAATGACATTGAAGCTGCTTGGGACAACTTAGGCGATGGAGTGGAGATTGTCATCTCAGGTGTGACCACTCTGAGTACAATTCGCGGCAAAGACATTCTTGCATTGGCTGGAGTGAACCGCGCCTCCACTCGTGACTTTGTTTTTATTAAGGGCCTCACGGCTTCAGTGCAGCCACGTTTAGATATTGCAGCAGCCAGCACTGGCTCTGGTACGGCAGTACAAGGCTTGACGATGCTTCGGGCATCACCAACTACAAACGGCAACTATTTATTCTCCAATGGGCTCACGCTAAGTGGCGCGTCTGTACGAGTGAATGGCACGCCAGTTCTTTCCATTGCCACTTCTCCTTTTATTGGCAATGATGCAACAACAAGCATTTTGCTTCAAGAGTTGCGCCCTCAAGCTAATTGGCGCATCACTGAGCCAATGACCAATGGAACCATTGCATCGCCGGAAGTGGCTGTGCCTTTTGAGACTGATGAGTTTTTACTATTTATGAAGGCAGGACAGAACTAATGGCACAAGAATATGGTTTTCGCGCCAGTAATAATCTGTCTGAAGTTTTAGACAGAGATGTTTGCCTTGATAATTTAGGCATTAATAGACGCGATCTTGCGCTGCTAATTGGCACTTCTAATGCTGGTGTAACGGAAGCTGACTATCAAGCCATCATTGGACTGTCGGCCAACTTGGAGCAACAGGTAACAACGCTCACTGGCTACGCTGGCTCCCAGCTTTCCTCCATTGAAAACAAAGCATCGGCAACTGGCGATACTTTCACTGGCCCGCTATTTTCAAGCATCATAAATAACGACAGACCATATACCAAACAAGCCGGCACAATCATTGGTCCGTCTACAGTTTCGTATTTTTCGCCAACGGCTAGCGGCGATTTTGCAACAGGCGCAGAGTACAAGCTAGGTCCAGTTACAGCCGCAACAATTACCACTAATGATTTTAATTACGGCGGATTAACAGTTCCTTGGAATAATTACTTTTCGCGCTACACGCGATATGTGCAGGCTCAGGAGCAACCATCTTGGACCACTCGTCGCATTCCATTGTTTCTTCCACCTCCTAGCGCCATTAGTGGGTGCGTGATGTGGCTTGATGCTGAATTCAGCGAGTTTGATCTTGATGGAAGCAATGGCGTCATTCAATGGAAAGGACTAAATAGTGGAGCAATTGCTGTGCAATCAACACTTGCAGCTCGTCCAGTGTTCACGGCTAATGTGCTCAACGGAAAGCCAGCCATTCGCTTTGATGGCAGCGATGATCATTTGCTCATGGGCAATCTGGGCTTTTTGGTGCCACAGGCCGCCACTTTGATAATAAAAGCGCGTATTCTTGGCAGTGATTACAACATTGTTGGCACCTTAAACAATGTGAGCAATAGGTGGAACAATGGCACTGGCGCAGGTAGTTTTGGCTTGTTTACTAGCACAGTACAAACAGGCTTCCCTACTCGCGCTGAATTCAACGGCACATTTACTTTCACTGTGAGAGCAAGCAATAGCTACGGTCTAGAAGTAAGGAAAAACAGTGTGAGGCAGGATTACAAAAGCGCTGGCTTCACCTATGCAGGAGGAGATTCCTACATCCTGGGCAAGAGTGGAGGTAGCACTGGTTTCTTTCAAGGCGACATCTATTCCATTGCTTTGTTTGATCGCGTGTTGTCCGATAAAGAAGCAAGAACCGTTGAAGAGTACTTTGCTTGGCGCTATGATGGCGTATATGATCCTGATCGTTTGCAACAACTTCAGTTAGAAGATTTTGCCACGCTTGATCTTGAAAATGGCACGCCATTGACCGCATAAACTAATGACAAAAATTTCTCAACTTTCAGATATTGGTGGCGCATTAGCCGCTGATGATGAATTTGTCATTCGTGACGTAAGTGATGGGTCCACACCAAATAAGAAAGTAACAGCCAGTGGACTGTTTAACGTAGCCACAGCGCTGGGCTTTACGGGCCTTGATTCCATTGTTTCGGGGCCAGCAGGCGAAGCAAGGGTGCAAGTGGTAGCTAGCGGGCTCAATGGGCGCAGTGATACAACGATCAGCGGTGTCATTTCAGCTCGCACTACCATCTCTGGCTATTTAGAAGCGCCTGGCCCAGCACCTAGCCTTTACTACCCCATCGTTTCTCAAAATGACGTGGGTAGTGGCCCTAATCAAGTGCCGCTTAATAGCATGCTGGGAGACATGGCTTTTGCCAATTATCCTTTCCTTCGTGGTGGTAGCAATACGACAACAACTAGTGGCACTTTGACAGTTAATGCTTCGTTGTTTGAAAGATTTAACTACACTGCAAGTATGGCCACTAGCATTACGGTGCAATTTAGCAACGTAAGCATTGGTCGTGAAGTTAAGATGTACATTCGTAACACCAATGCAACTGCTCGTCTTGTGACTCTTGAAGCTTCCGCTAGCGGCACTGGGTATAGTTCAATTAACTTATCGCTTGGAAGTCCTCCTGGAGGTGCTTCAGCAAGCAGTCTTACTCTTTCTGGCTCCACTGGTACAGCTATGGTATGGGTGGGAAATATTAACGGCACTATTGTTGGAGGACTGGTCTAATGGCAATCAAATCTCTCTATCCGACTAATCGTCCGTCGCTTGATTTTAACTTTGTTGGTACGCGCAGGCTCGATCCTCGCTTGGCATTTTCTCGTGCATCCACTGGCACTTACGTGGATGCAAATGGCCTGTTTCAAGCGGCAGCAATTAATGAGCCTAGGTTTAATTATGACTTTATCACCGGAGAGAATCAAGGCTTACTTATTGAGGCAAGTAAAACTAATTTTGTACTGAACTCATCCTCTTTTGCCGCATGGATATATGCAAGTGGTAGCACGGAAACCACCTATCCAATTAAAGGATTAAATACTATCAAGGTGGGTAGAATTGCAGAAGCGGGAGATTCTCCCTCTACTGCTACTTTTCAATACAGCACTGGATATTATACGGGCTCTTGTTATGTTGATACCGTAAATTCAACTGCTACTGCGGCCATAATGAGCATGTTATATATTGATACTGTTATTCAATCGTTAAACGTAGATTTTACTTTTTCTACAAAAACCGTGAGCCAACCTTATAACCCTGGTGGTGGATGGACAAATGCGAGGGCTGGAGTCATTGATTGTGGCGGCGGCATTTACAGACTATGGGTCACTGGTTACGCCTCGCCATCTGTTCCGCCTGGAGTCAATCGTTTTTATTTTGCAAGTTCTGAGGCTTGGCCTTCATACGCAATCATTGCTGGAATGCAGGTAGAGGCAGGCACTTCCCCTACTTCGTTTATCCCCACTTCAGGCGTCGCCGTAACTCGCAGCGCCGACCTGCTTTCTGCGCAAGCAATTGATTTCTCTGCTGGCGGTACGCTCTTTGCGCGAGGAAGCACTTTTGGCGATGACTTTCCCATTGCCTCTCTTAATAACGGCACCTCTGCAAAGGAAGTAGAGCTAAGCGTTATCCCGCGCTCTGGCGCTGCCTGCTTGCAAACAAGCAATGGTGACCGTCTAACAAGCGGCGGCGGGAGCAAGTTCTATGAAGCCGTAGTGGCGGCGTCTGTGTCGCCCACGTCTGCTTCCATCGCCTCTGATGGCGTGCTGCCTAAGACTAAGGCGCTGTCTCCAGCGATTAGCGGCCTCACGCAATTAGACATTGGCAAGGACGCTTCAGGCAACTATTTCAATGGTCCTATTAAGGCTGTGCGTTATTTCCCTGGCACGGTTAGCACTGACGTACTGGCTGGCTTGAGCCTAGGAGAAGACACTAAAGCACTGCCTCCGACTAATCAGCCGACGTTCTCAATGGGCATCACCATTGACACTGCTAATACAGTGTGGACGCTTCGCAGCACTGGTACTGTTAATTACGATGTTGACTGGGGCGATGGTCAAAGGGAATTTGCTCAAACTTCCAATGCAAAGGCTCACACTTATGCACAGCCTGGTTTGTACAAAGTTGCTATTAAACTTTTAAGCGGCACTTACAGGCCTTATTACTATACATTTGCCAGCGATCTAGCTAAAATCACGGCCATTTTTCCCACCAGCAGTGGGTGGAGCTTTGGTTCTACTATTAACGATGCTTGGGCCGGCGACGCCTATACCAAAATTGCTTATGTAGATGAAAATATTAACGTATCAAATGTTGCCAACTTTGTTGGCGCGTGGGCTTATTCAAACTCCCTTAGATCATTCCCATTACTTGATACTTCAAGCGCCACAAACCTTACGTCTGCATGGCTTCAGTGTGAATCATTGCGATCATTTCCCCTGCTAAATACAAGTAACGTAACAAATTTAACTTATGCATGGCGTGGAAACCAAAGCCTGCAATCTTTTCCGCTGATTGACAGTTCAAATGTTACTAATTTTGACGGCGCTTGGTATGGCTGCACTGGCCTCACTAGTTTCCCTTCAATAAACACGGGAAGGGGCACATCTTTTTATGCAGCGTGGCTTCAAAATAAATCACTGACTAGTTTTCCAGCATTAAATGTCGCTAGCGGAACTAGTTTTCAATCCGCTTGGCAACAATGCACTAATCTTGCATCTTTTCCTTCTGGAATTGATGTTGGCAATGGCACTCTGTTTGGTTACGCATGGTATGGTTGCTTTGCGCTTACCTCGTTTCCAGCCTTAAATTTCAGCAAGGGCACTAATTTTAGCAATACTTGGATGTTGACCGGCCTTAGTAGCTTCCCTTCTGGCGTTGATCTTTCAAAGGGAACTAACTTTACTGGCACTTGGGCTGTAACTCCTTTAACCAGTTTTCCCCCTCTTAATTTGGCCTCTGGAACCACTTTTAGTTCCGCTTGGCAGCAAACTCTTTTAACTAGCTTCCCTTCTGGAATTAATATTTCCAATGGCACTGGCTTTGTCGGCGCTTGGTATGCGACTCCGCTCGCTAGTTTCCCAAATATCAACTTAAGCAAAGGAGTTAATTTCCAGCAAGCATGGGTTAATAATTCTTTCACAAGCTTCCCGCCGTTGGACTTGCCTAGCGGGCAGATTTTTAATAGGGCCTGGCAAAACTGCGGAGGCTTGACAAGTTTTCCTTCTGGAATTAACCTTTCTAATGGCACGGACTTTAGCGAAGCATGGACTGGCTGTGTTGGCCTATCTGGCTTTCCTTCGTTAAATTTGGGCAAGGGTACTAATTTTTATGCCACTTGGATTAATTGCTTTGGTTTGACTAGTTTTCCTTCTGGCATTAATGTTGCCAGCGGCACTTCTTTCCAAAGTGCTTGGCAAGGTTGCAACGCTTTATCTGGCTTCCCCCCACTGGACTTAGGGCGTGGCACTAATTTTGTGGCATCTTGGCTGGGGTGTGACAAATTAACTTCATTCCCTTCTGGAATTAACGTTGCAAGTGGAACAAGCTTTGACACTGCTTGGTTTAACTGTACTGGCCTAACTACCTTCCCGCCTTTAAACTTGGGACGCGGCACTAGCTTTAATGGCACTTGGCACAATTGCAGGGGTTTAACTGCTTTCCCTTCGGGAATTAACGTTGCAAGCGGAATAGATTTTGGCACCGCATGGAGACAGTGCAGCGGGCTTGCTTCATTCCCCGCATTAAACTTGAGCAAGGGCACTAGTTTTCCTCTTGCTTGGAGAGACTGCACGGGTCTGACCAGTTTTCCCTCTGGAATCAATGTTAGCAATGGGGTTGATTTTGGTGGCGCTTGGACTAACTGTTCCAACCTCACATCATTCCCTCTTCTTAATGTGGCGAGTGGCGTTAATTTCGTCAACGCTTGGAATGGTTGCTCTAAATTAACTAGTTTTCCCGCTTTGTCCACTGGCAAGGGGACAAACTTTGCTGCCGCTTGGGCGTTTAATTCTTCGCTGACAAGCTTCCCTTCTGGTATTAATACTGCCAGCGGCACGGACTTCACTACCACTTGGTATCTTTGCACTGGTATAACTAGTTTCCCGTTGCTAGATGTAGGAAGAGGAATATCTTTTCAAAATGCTTGGAGAGAAATGTTCTCGCTTGTTTCTTTCCCCTTGGTAAACACAAGCAACGCTACCACGCTGTATGCCGCATGGTATGGCGACAATAAATTAACGAGCTTTCCTGCGATTGACACTGGAAAGGTTATAGATTTTAGTTATGCATGGCTTGGCTGCGGCGGCTTAACAAGTTTCCCTTCTGGCATTAACACTGCCAGTGGCACTACATTCCTTCGCACATGGGAATCCTGTACAGGTCTAACCAGCTTTCCTGCCTTAAATTTTTCAAGAGGTAATACTTTTGAATATGCCTGGGTTACTTGCACTGGATTGACTACATTCCCAAGCGGTCTTTTTAATGCAACTAGCGGCACTAATTTTACTGGTTGCTGGCAGTCATGCGCCTTAACTGCGCAGTCGATTGCTAATATTTTAGTTTCTATTAACGCTGCTAATACATCCAGCGGCACTCTTGGCCTCAATGGAGGTACTAATGCAGCCAAAACAACATGGACTGCAAGCGGCAACACTGCTTACGACGCATTAGTCGCTAGGGGATGGACAATCGCATTCAACCCTTGATATAACTACTAAGAACAATGACTTCTTCTTCTCCCCACGTTAATACGACTGGCACCACGCAATACGTTGTGGCGCATTGCGAACCTTGTGAAACTGAAGGCACTTGTCCTGCAATTTGCCTTATTGCATTAGAACCCAATGAAGCTGTTGTTACTGGCCAGCCCTACGTGCAAATCTTTGATGACTACGACGAGGCGCTGGAAATAGCCACATCTTTGGGCTATCAGGAACTTACTCCTGGAGGCGTACTGCCTCCCCCTGTCCTGCCTGAACCTCCCGCAATTCCTGAACCCCCTGAGCCCCCTGCGCCCTCTGCGCCAGACTTGACGCCGCCTCCCATTGTACTTCCGCCAGTGCCACAGCCCCTTCCTTCTTTCCCTGTGGGTGAATAACTACCATGGCAAGAGGTCTTGTCCGCAAGAATAATTTTTCGGACTTGCCTTCTCCTGGGCAAGCAAGAAATAACTTAGGGCTTGCAACTGCTGACTACAACCGCATTCGTGGCTTGTTTACAAGCGCTGGTGTTAGCAATATTGACGTGCAACGCATTGCAGGCTCTGCCAATAATTATCAAGATCAAATTGATAGTTTATCTGCATCATTATCAGGCATTGTCTTAAACCTCTACGTGGAGCGCAGTGGTGATACAACCACTGGCACATGGACTAATTATGGTTATATTCAGCCTGGCACGTTGGTGCAGAGCGGCGTTGTTCTTGGTAGCTCTTCTGACGGTTCCTTTTCCCTGACAGTCACAGGACTGTCATATTCACTGTATAGAAACACGCTTGTAATGCAGCAGGGCGTGACGGCGCAAGCGTTAAGGGACAATGGAGCAGTGGTATTTGCAAGTGGGGTTGTTGCAAACAAGCTGATTCCAATTAGCATTAATAACGTGCCGTATTTCCTGGAGGCAGGGTGACGATGGAAGTGATTCTTCATCTTGGTGGCAACTATGAACGAGCCATCACAGCAGCAAAGTTAGCGGCCCTGCACCCTGAAAGCAAAGTGGTGGTGTCGTCTGAAGGGCAAGGCTTTGCTGGCTACTACGAAGCTGCTGGCATTGCCCCAGAGCGCATCATTATTGACAATGCAGCATGGGACACCGTGACGAATTTTACGCACACCTATAAGCTTCTTACGGGCTTGGGCTGTTCGCGCTTGTTTGTAGTCACAGACCTTTTCCATTGTTACCGCTCTGGGCTCATTGCATTGGCTTGCTGGGGCGGCAGGGTGCCTTTTTACATGGTGCCGCATGGTGATAGCGTGCTTGAAAGCGATGAAGCGCTTGGATGGGCTGATTTTGCAAGGACATTATGCTGGCGCCTCTTTAACTTGATTCCTTTCAGTAAGACAGTAAGAAAGCAGCGAGTGCCGGGTTATCAGCTAAGCAATGAGCATGGGCGTGAAATTGGTATTTAGGGCTTAAACTTTGAGAGTTATTTCTTTTTAGCCATGGCAGTCAAGAGTAAAGGAGGCAGTGCAGCCCTAAAGCGTGAGCACCTTCCAGGAGCCCCTAAGCTGACTAGGCAGGGCAATGGAAAACGAAGCAAGCCGTCTCATGGCAGGAAGAAATTGCGTGGGCAGGGAAAAAGCTAGTCGTTGACAAGCGCTTCGTTCATGGCTAGCCTACGGGCTGGCCTTTTTCTTTGCCATGCCTTTCGTTAACACCATTTCCTTTTCCCATCGCTTCTCTGATGATGGCGCTGCGAGCGATTGTTGTTCTTATCAAGAAATTAACCACATTTACAGCGCCGATAATGCCAATGCAATGGCGCGTTCTTATGTGCAATTTATGCTTGCCTGTGGTTACGCTCCTTCTAGTGTATTAGGGAGCATGGAAACTATCGCCTCTGAATACAGTGAGGCATGGGGCTACAATGGGAAAGAAATAGTACAGTGAAGCCGTGGTAGAGCCTGGTCACCATGACATAACCTTGCATCAAGGCGCTACTTTTGAGTTGCCTGTGCAATACAGGGATAGTACAAACACCCCTGTCAACATGAGCGGTTATACCGTTAGTGGCACTGTATGGAACAGAACGGGAACGGCTAAGCTCGCCACTTTTTCTTCTCCATGGACCGTCCAGGCAAGCGGAAGCTTTAAGCTGCGTTTGGATGCCAGCGTAACTAGCGGCATCACAGAGCAAGGTCAGTATGACTTGCTCATCACTCAGCCCAATGGGGATAAGTTTTATCTACTTGAGGGCACGGTATTCTGGAATCCTGGCCTTACCGGGAGGGGAGTTTAATGGCTGAAATTATTGTCGAAAAGCAATTAAGCAATGTAGTTATTGTTGACAACAGTAGCAACATTGAAGTGGTTCAAGAGGCCGCAAATATTGTTATTAGCACTGTTGGAATACAAGGGCCGGTGGGACCATCTGGACCTTTTTTTGGTGTGCCATTCTTTATACAATCCGGCCAGCCTTCTTTGGCTCAATACTCTGGCTATACTACTTATGCTTGGTGGCAAACCTCTAGCGGTAATACCACTCTCTGGATTGAGGACGGCTTGTAATTATGGCTCTTCAAAACGCCTTTGGCAATTTAGCGTTAGACGCCACTGTTTCAGGCATTGTAAGCACTCTCTCTGATAATCTTCCAGGCATTAGCAAGGAAGTAACTGTCTCTGGTATTGCACAAGCAATTGCAAGCGGCGTGGATGTCCATCCGTCAACGTTGTCATTAAAGCTAAGGGAATCTTTTGAAAGCTTTGTTGCGGGAACACGATGGAATTTATCTACGGCATCTGGTGATATTGTTCAATTAGATGGAAATGCTGTTTCGGCTTCCTATCTAGTAATTTCAAAAGATGCATTGACACTTGGCTCTGAAACTGTCCTAACCAGTGTTGATTCGTTTCAAATGCCTTTTGAGACGGCAGTGGGACTCAGCATGTCCCAACGCGTTTTGGGTCAAGAGCTTTCAATGGAACTGGTGTCTACAGACACTGCGCTTCCTGTAGTTCCAGAAATCGCCATTGCAAGCATTAGTCAAGCAACCACCACTCTTACTGTTAACACTGCAACTGCTCATGGCCTAGTGCCCGGTAAGCGCATTGGCATTTATGGCGTAACCGACAGTCGTTTTAACTATCCATCGTTGGTTGTTGCAAGCACTCCTTCAACCACTCAATTTACTTGTACTGCTGGCCCTACTGGCACCATCGCAAGCGTTACTGCTGGTCCATTTACAAGTGGTTTTGTTTATTTTAGACCAGCACTTGGCTATGCAAATGATGGCGTTTCAGAAATTTTTGAAAACGCATCAGCGACTAATGCTTCTTTTTATGTTCGTGCCGATAGTGGTGACTCACTTCCAACTGGCACTGCCAACGCCAACCATTCTGTCACAATTGCTAGCACTTCTTCCCTTCAATCCATTGCCGCTGCTTTCACTTATTCATTTTTACCCACTTCAGAGTACAGAATTATCTTGCAACCAGACCGGATACACTTTCTAGATCTACCGGTAGATTCAATTACGAGTATTCCATTAGTGCGAACTGTTAGAACTCAAGTGACTCCTAATTCATTAAAAAATTATAAATTGCGTTTTCGCGTAACAAGCAATAAAGGACTGACTATTCCCATTGCAAAGATTGTTTCTGCCGTAAAAAGTGCGTCTGCCGTTGCAACTATTACCACTAGCAGTCCTCATGGTTTGACCACTGGTGACTTTATTGCAATTTACGGCATTCGCGATCAAACAAACTTTGCAAACCTAACAACGGCCACACAGGTGGCTTCTACGCCCACTTCAACAACTTTTACTATTTCATTTGGAGCCAATACTACCGCCACTGGCTATGGGGGAATGGTCGCTCGCGTGCAAGGTAGCAATATTCCCGCATCGTTTACTACAGTTGCGGTGCAATCAGCGGCCAACGACGGCACATCCCTTACGCTTGTTGGCAGCACTAACTGGACATGGTTGATTGGGGACTACGTTAATGTTTATGGTTGCCGGGACAATAGCACTGGTGCTGATCTGAACGTTGATGGCACTTATCGAGTGGCAAGCGTTGCAACTACCACTTTAATTCTTCAACCCATTGGAAGCACTGTGCTTCCTGCAAGTTTTGCTACAACTAACGCTGGCGGAACAACGGTAAAGCGTACTGATGCGCGTTTGCATTTTGCACGAATTTTTGATTATTTGCGAGAGCGTGTTGAGATGCAATCACATGCGACTGGCGCTGCAGCGGTGCCGGTTCACATTACTACTTTTGGCTCTGCTATTTCTTTAAACTCAAACCAAGCAATTAATTTTCAACCACCCGGAGTTGTTAACGATGTTTCGTCGGGCGCCATAACAACTACAACAACTACCGCAGCGATTACACCAGGACTAGGAAGTGCCTATCAGGTGAATATTGCAATTACCGCAGTGGCAGGCACGACTCCTACACTTGATTTTTCCATTGAAGAAAGCGACGACTCGGGAACCAACTGGTTCAAGGTGTACGACTTTCCGCGTATTACCGCCACGGGTATATATCGCAGTCCAATTATTCGCATAGTTGGCAACCGCTTGCGTTATGTACAGACAATTGCAGGGGCTGGAGCATCATTCACTCGCTCAGTTAACCGCCTTCAGACCAACACCAACTCTGAACCTTTGCGTCAATTAATTGATCGCACAATTTCGCTTACCACTTTAAATAGTGCCACCCCATCTCTTGATACACGAGATTGTGGCAACAGGCTGCAGTTAATCATCGCTGCGGGTGCAATCACCATCACGACTCCTGAATTGCAACTTGAGGGGTCTGACGACAACGGCGCATCCTGGTACTTAATTGGCACTCCATTGACGGCAGTAGCAAGCGGCACCGTTCAAGAAACCGTCGTTGATATTAATTCGGCCTTGACAAGGGCTCGTGTATCTACGGCTGGAGTTGGTGTCACCCCAAACTACGTGATGATTAAAGGCCACGATTAATTTGACTTTTGATCTAGCATAGATTAATTAGCAAATAATTATTATGGGACAAACAGTATTTTCAGTGATGCCACTGGCAGTATTGTTTCTAATGACAAATTGAACAGTAGTTCCACTAGCCCTTAGGATGATACCACTGTCATTGGCAAAGTATCCCACTTCTTGAATCAAACCATTCTGCGGCCTACCGCCAACAAAACTTCGGTTTTGGTATGATATTAGATAAAGGATTACCATACAGATGGCACAGCTCATTGTCAATGGCGAACAGTACGAAAGCTTTTTGCTGGGAGGAGATGTTGATGGAGCTTCCGTTACTGTGGATGGTAAAGCATACCGCACCACCGCCACCTTCACCCGCCCCAGCAACACCACTGCTTACACCGCTGGCGACGTTGTTGGCGCAACTGGCGGATCAGCGATCCACACACTGACCACGGCAGGGCCAAGCGGCGGATATGTTTTGATCCAGTCAATCTCAATGGCAACGCATGACACTTCGGTGCCATCAGGAATGTCGTCCTTTAGGGTGCATTTTTACAATGCAAGCCCGACCGCCATTGCTGACAATGCAGCCTTTGATCTTCTGGCTGCGGATCATGGTAAGTATCTGGGCTTCGTTGACCTGCCTACACCGCAAGACTTTGGCAGTTCAATTTACACGCAAACCGACTACCCCGGCAGGCTGATCAAGTTGGCAGCGGCTAGCACAAGTTTGTTTGTTGAGATTGAAACCAAGGGCGCCTTCACGCCTGTGTCCGCTGTGACATTTGATTTGTCTGTAGTTACCCTAGAGGCTGGTCTGTAATGCGAGGCTCCGCAGCGTTCCGGGTAGCAGTAGCGCCTGGTGGCGCATTAGCTGGCCCATGGGTGCGTAACGCGCTGTGGACTGCTGCCCGCGCAGTGCCATCGCTTGACCTGCGCTTTGCTGACAACAAGAGCCTGGTTGATGCGGTCACTGGTGCGTCGCTGGTCACGTTCACCCGCGCCAGCTCCGGTACGTTCGTCGGCAGCGATGGGGTGTTGCAGACGGCAGCTACTGATGTGCCGAGGTTCGACCACGACCCCACGACCGGCGAGAGCTTGGGGCTGCTGGTGGAGGAGGCGAGGACTAATTTGCTGGTGAACAGCAGCACTCTTTCAACCCAAAGCGCCACCGTTACCGCTGTCGCTCACACCCTTCATTTTACCGGCACCGGCACCATCACGCTTACAGGTGCCAGCACCGCCGGCCCGCTGGTTGGCACCGGCACTGGTGAGGCTAACCGGGTAAGCCTGACGTTTACACCAACCGCAGGCAGCCTGACGCTGACAGTAAGCGGCACTGTTACTAATGCACAGTTGGAGGCAGGAGCGTTTCGGACTTCTTATATTGCTACTACGGGATCAACCGCAACCCGCGCCGCAGATGTGGCCAGCATTACGGGCAGTGCGTTTAGTTCGTGGTTTCGACAGGATGAGGGTACAATGTTTGTTGATGGATCGACTCCTGCTTTTACCGGAACTACTGGATTTGTAGCAATAAATCCTGTTGCAAATAATAACAGGCTTGAAATTCGACAAGGGCGCGTTGGTCCTATCGTAACAGGAGCCACCACTAGCGTTATTTGGACTCAAATTATTGCAGGCCCTGCTTTAGTTGCAAATACGTCATATAAGCAAGCTGTGGCATTTTCAAGCGCAAGCCACGGAAGCTCTATTGCAGGAGCCTTGGAGACTTCGACGACCGTAATTCCAGTCATTGCCGCGACTCGACTTATGTTTGGAGTAAGGGATGGCCTAACCGCTCCTACTGGTGGGTCCAGCAGCACGATCCGCCGCTTCACCTTCTTCCCCCAACGCCTCCCCAACCCCACGCTGCAATCCATCAGCCAATGACTTACTTCCTCCGCTTCCCCGACGAATCCACCTGGACCGCTGCTGCCACTGAGGCTGGGTTCATCACAGATGACACCTTGGCTGCTTACACCCACGACTATGCGATTGATGTTGTGGGCACCATAACCCGTGGCGGTGAGTACGACGTTGAAACCGGTGATGTGATTGTTGCGCCGACCGAGCTTGATGGCTGGCATGTGAACTATGCCGGTGAGCCACCTGAGGCGTGGGCGCAGTATCTGGTGACGCCGCAGCACCCGGCTAGGGTGTGGGCATGAACTTAATGTTTTGTTTTGCGCTGTGACGGAACGATGCTTCTTGCTTGCAAAAGTAGTGTAAATTAAAGCATCATGCTTCCTGTCCATGGAAAAATGCGACAAATATCAATCCGCAAAGGACTGGCTGAATTCTCCTGATCTAAAGGCGCTTCGGGGGGCATGGTGCGAAGCCGAAAAGCGTCAAAAAGCTGAAGACGATGCTTGGTGGGATAGCCTTGATTACGATGGCAAAAGCCAAGCATTTAGGCAAATTGTAAAACTAATGTACAGAGCAGAAGTAATAGAAAGGGGCTCATATCGTCATGCGCTTTATGAAGTGTTTGGTCTTGAATATGGCGACGGCTTGGCTTATTACATGCAGCTTCATAATCTTATTGGTCAGGGTCTTGCAGCGGAACAGAAAGCTTGCACGAAGGATGATAAGGATGTACGCAATGATGATACATGCGACTAGCCATTGCCATTCCTAAGGAAAATATTGCCAAGCCAACAATGATTTCCATGGTAACAACTTATCTCTTTTTATTTTAAGCCGTCCAGGGTCCAAGTAATGCGTAGTTCGCCGCCAAGAGCTTTAACGTCGTCGCTGGCGCTCTCAGGAGCCTCGTGGACAATCATTACGGAAGGGACAATGGCATTGGGCAGGGGAGTTATTGTGGCGGCTGGAAACAGCTCCTGGGCTTTGCTGGCAAGCTTAGTGGCAATAGTTTCACGCTCTTCCTTTTCCCATTGCTTCACCAAGGTAGCAGCTTGCTCGTCTACTTTCTTAATAGTTTGTTCAGTTTTCCATGCTGTCCAATCTGGCTTGCACCAATTAATCAGCACGACAAACCATGGTTGCAAGCGCAATGAAGGCCGCTTGTTAGCAGCCCACATGGCTAGCTCATAACAAAGTGCATTAAAGGCAGCTTGACTTGTCATTTGCGCACGAGGATGGCCCATCCGCCTGTGCCATTGACTCTCCATCGAGGAAGCCAATTAGCCTTGCCGTAAGACACATTATTACCACCACTGGCGCTTGAATAGCCACCATTGATTATATTTGCTCTGCCGTAGGGGTCATTGTGAATGTATGCTTGACTGTTGAAGCCAACTACTACGCTCCAATGCCCTCCTCCAGAAGGAGCACTAGCACTACCATGATGCAGCCAGCCCACGGGCACTGGCCTGCCTTCTTTAATTTCATTCTGCAGCAACGTTTCCGTGCCGTCAGTAATGAATGAAGCCTTTAAGCCAAGTGATTGCAGGGCTTTTACTTGTGCATCAGCATTAGTAGTGTCACCAAATCGTGCGCGGATGACATTGTATTCATCATCGCCTTTGACTTTGCCATAGTAAGCCGCGACCATTGCGCAAGAACTGCTAAAGCATTCCCTGCTGCCTTGCCCTGAGGCATTGTCACGCTGGCTGAAGTAAGGCACAATCAATGGATTGGAAGGCTTCAATGTAGGAGCAGCTCTATAAAGCTCTGCAAATTCCTCTAGATCAGCTTCCGTAAGCTGTTCTTGAAGCCAATTCCAAGCAGCAATTTGATGGCTTTCCTCTGTGTAATACTTTGCAGCACTAGACAGACGAATGGGAGAAGTGCTCATCAGTAATGATCAGCCTTTCACGCGAAAGATTGCTTTAAGGCCAGTCAAGACCAGTTGAACAATGTTATTGCTCTTGTAGGGAGTGTGCTGAATCACTTGATCCAGGGCTGCAATAGCAATACCGCCAATCACGAACCATTCAATGCCAGTCATAATAGAAAAGCGTTTTGTAAAGCCTAGCGCCTGATCTCCAGAGAGCGCACTCGCTCTTCCAGCCCTTTAAGATTTTCCGTAAGCGTATCAAGCTTTTCTGCAATATTTTCCACTTGCGCAGTGATCTTTACTTGCTGATGGCCAATGCTCATCATCATGGCGCCAGTGGCCAGGAGCATGCCAGCAGTGATTGAAACAGCCAAGTCGGCCAGCTTTTCCTGCCAGCTTTTCATGCTCGTAAAGACTTTCTTTCGTTCATTCTAAGCTATTCTCCGTGCCGTGCTTTTGGCTTTAAGCTAAAGAGAAGCCAAGTAAAAATCATCATGAGGATGAGCAATGGACCGGAAGAACTTCTCCATTCGCTTTCTGAATTACGGCCTGGTGATGCAAAACGTCGTTATCGAAAAAGTATTTTTGAAGACTATTCTATAAGGGGACCATTCGGTCATTGCGCTTGTGCTTACTGCGGTAAGTGGAGCGAAAAACTTACAATTGATCATCTTGTGCCAAAGAGCAAAGGCGGCCCGCATTTTGCAAAATGGAACAATATTCCTTCATGTCTCAGTTGCAACGCAGGGAAGGGAAGCCTACCAGTTTTTGAATGGTGGCGACCTCAGCGATTCTGGACAGAACATCGTGAGCGGGCTTTACTTGACTGGGTGTATTTCCATAGTTTCATAAGTGCCCACACTGATCTTTCTGACTGGGAAGCATGGTGCGAAGCCACTCAGCGTATTTTGCCATTGCATGAAAGAGGAACCGTTTACGGTCCCTTCCCTTTAAGCGGATTTTGCGTTGCTTAATGGTCGCGAATAGGGGCGAACATACCCTCTGAGGGGCCTTGACGCACGTTTGGCAATGGACAGAAGCCATCGGGGCAACCGCTTGGCTTTAAGTAATCATCAGGATCGTAATTAACGCCCAAAGCCTCACTAATGGTTTGTGTAATTTTATCCTCAAAAGCAACTTCGTTTTCTCTAGTTGCAATCAAGCGAAGCAAGTACCACTCAGCTTTTTTTAGGTCTTCAATGCCATTCTTGTTTTCGTAGCGATACAAATACTTAATGCAATTACCTTTTAGGAAGCCTTTGAAGGCTTGGGCGGTCATTGATGCTTCAATAGCTTCAATGCACTCCACTTTTCCTTTTTGATAGTGGGCGGGGTTAATAGCGTTCATAATCAGAATTGGTAATTGTTTTCAGCGAAAGCATCAAAGGCTTCTGGAGCCACTGGCCTTCCTAGTTCAAGCAACGCCTTAGCGTAAGCCACAATTTCTCCTTGGGCACCGTGACCAATGCGTAGGGAGATGAAATGGAACAGAGCCTGCAAAGAGCAGGTCCAGGCGAAACTGGTATAGAGCGCAGAGGGCAGGATAGCTCTGGCCTGTTCCTTGCTCACGCCTATCAGCAGAAGCCCTGCATATGCCTGTTTACAAGACTCTACGGCCTGTGCGTACTGAGCAAGGGCCAGTGCTTGGCTTGTGCCCGCAAGAGGCCCTGCAGACGCCTGACGGTTGTCTTCGCTCTGTTGCAAGAACTCAATGGGAATGTAAAATTCAGCCTCGTCAGCAGCGCAATAACGAAAGCTTTTTTCGTTCCAACCAAGCTGATCATCAACAAACGTAGAAGCAACTGTGTGCTTCCACCATTGTCTTGCGATGAACAACGGAGCCTTCACTGACCACTTAAATACCACGCCCCTAAAAGGAGAAGTGTGATGATGCTTTGCAAGGTAGCCAAGAAGCTTACCGTCGCGTTCTGTCCATTCTGCGCTTTCTGCAGCAAAAGACTGGCGAGCGTCATTGACAACAGAAAGACTATTCCCCATGGAATCAAGCAGGCGAAGAGAGCTTTTGCCATCGCCTAGAGGATCAAGCTGCATCTGGCTCCTTGTCTGGGGAATCATTGACCATCGCTTTATGAAGAGTAGAGCGTGCATTCATCATTGCACCAGCCAATACATAAGAAGTAGAAGCGATGGCTTCACACCATTGAATCATTTCTTCTTTGTCGCCCATATCTTGTGGCGAGTAAATGTGAATGAGCTGTGCCATGGTTGTTATGGCAAAATCGTCCATGAGATCAGCTAAAGGAACGGAAGAAGTAAAAGTCATTTCTTGGAAGAATCAAGATTAGCAAAGATGAAGCGGATGGTCACTACCACCAACACCCACTGCCAAAAGCCAAGGGCGATAGTCGGCGCAAACAATGCTACGACCAAGCTTAAAAGCCATGCGCGAGCGCAAGCGAGGCTCAATTCAACGGCAATTGATCCAGCAATCGCTCCAAGAGCAGTAAAAGTGTTTTCAATGTCCTTGTTCATCTAGAAAGGCAGGCGATGGGGCGGATGCGTTGAATTGCCACTGTACCAGAGATGAAAGGATGCTTTTGCTCCCACTGGACCATTGCAGCTTTTCTTCCATTGCTCCCCTTTGTGAAGCCCTGGAAGGTGCCATAGATGGACGTTGGCACCATGCCAGCCCCTGTGAGGGTGACCAATACCACGCGCTCTCCTGGTGTCCAGTCATAATCCGTTGGTGACCGTCTCAGTGTATATCGTCGGGAAACCGAAAGCAAGACTTCGGCGTTTTCACCATCAACCACCTTCCTGGCAAACTGCTTGCGACCATCGTTCGCTTGTAGCCTAGTAACAAAAGAATGCCTGTTAACCATGGCTGAATATTGCATACCAGTGCAGTTTGATTACAATGGGCGAAAGCACATGCGCAAGATGGGACCGTTTGAGCATTCAACAGAGCGTGAATTTGCGCTGACGGTCAACCGTAAAGCCATTGATGATTGCACGAGCTTGACCCAGCTCAAGCCCATAGCGAAGAACCTTATGGAAGGATGGGCTTCCATGCAAACTGCTTTTCAAAGCTTGATGCTGGAAAACCTTCAACTGCGTCAAGCCCTGTCAATGCGTGATGATTCGCTGAGGGCTGCGGATGAAATGCTTAACGAAGCGGTGGTGGAGATGCAGCAATATGAGCAGAAATTAAAGCGTGCCAATAAGCGTCCTTGGCCATTTGGCTAGTCAAGAGGAAGATGGTCCACCCGCTCGTATATGCGAGATTATATTTTCGACAATCGCGTTCATAGCCACTACCAGTGACGTGGCGACCACGATTGTAAACACCACCCTGGATTTCGATGCCAGTGCGGCTGTCGGGATGAGCAAAGTCAAGACGATACCTTTTTGAGCGTTTACTTTTTGCATAGCGCTCTTGGTAATCAGCTTCCCACGCTGCAATATCAGAAAATTCTCTTTCAAAAATTAACTGAGGATAATGGGCTTGCCACAAGCTAAGAAACTGATCTTCAAGAGCGCTCAATGCTTAGACAGCAGCTAGTTGTACCCTAGCGCCTTGGTTCTGATAGGCGCCTGAATACGCTTCTCCTACTTCTTCAATGCCGAAGAGCACTAACTGTGCAATGCCTTCGTTGGCATAAAGGCGAATGGGAAAGCTCGTAGGGTTCACGAGGCACATGGTTAAGTAACCAGCCCAGCCAGGCTCAATGGGGAGAATGTTAGCGATGAGCCCGCAACGCCCGTAAGTGCTTTTGCCTTCACACAAGGCAAACACATTATTAGGCATGGAGATCAGCTCAAGACTCGTACCAACTCCATAGCTCAATGGCGGAAGCATGAAATAGACAGAGCCATCTTCTTGTTCGTGAAGCTCGGCCACTTCTGGCTTAAGGTTGAAATTCTTGGCGTCAATTACTTTCTCGTCAGTTTCAAATGGAAGCTGATTAAAAACCAAGAATTCTACGGAAGACAGGCGAATGTCATAGCCTGCCTGCGAGAGCCCGTAGGAAATTGCTTTTGTACCATTGTCAAGCTCTCTTCGCTTTTCGCCAACGAAAGGCAGGAAGATGTCATTTTCAGCAAGCTTAGCAATTTGCTTGTCGTTAAGAAGCGTCATGGTAATAAAAGAAAAGGAAGGGGCGATTGCTCGCCCCAAGATGATCAGAAGAGATCAGTGCCGCTGCCTTCAGAACTTTCGTTCTGCCAGACGCTGGCATAGCCCTTAGGGCCATCCTTGTCGCCTTTCACTTTGACAGAACCAGTGAAGCCAGGAGCGCGGTCAGAAGTGCGCTTTTCGTTAGGCCATACAGCCATATCCAGCGAGTAGTTGCCGCGTTCATTGGGGCCAGCTTTTTTAAGAGCATTGAGCAGATCGCCAGTCAAATCAAGAGCGGCGGTAATTGGTGGGCGGTTAGGCACGGGTGTTTCTCCTTAGGAGCAATGGAGCCCTTGTTCAGGGCTCGCTTATCTTACCCCCTATCCATCGTTAAGGCAAACGCTTTGCCGCCTGGATACCACTGACTGAAGTATCTCTTAACAGTGTCCTGCATGACGGCTTGCTGTTGCACCAGTTCAAAGCCATCCATCTGCAGCACTTGTAACTCCGCTTCGCGCTTAGGCTCTTCAGGGTCGTACACGCTGATCACGCAATACGCAGCTTCAATGTCGATGCCATACATTTGCTCGGCAGCCATGGAGTAGGCACCAAGTTGTTTCTTGTAATCTGCCAGTTGGTAATCAGGCTTCACCTTGTAGCTGGTTTTCCAATCCATGAGGGCAATGGCGCCATCAGCCATCAAGGCAAGTTGATCAAGCGTCCCTGAATAGCCAATGCCATCGTCTCCTCCCCACCATGCCACGGCACTTTCGGCAAGCAATGGCTTTTCAATGAGCTCTAGAAAGGGTTCAATGGCAGTGAAATAAGGGTGCCATTCTGGGCGATGCTCAAGATGGTTTTCAATGTCTTCCCCATTGAACAAGTCTTCAATGACCCCGTGCATCCAAGTGCCACGATCTGCAGCGAGCCTGGTGCGCCGATTCGCTTCTTCATTGCCCACACGCTTCCGCCAGTTGATTAGCGCCATAATCTTTCCCACTGGCGCCATGGAAGACAGCACAGTAGTTACAGATGGCAACAACATACCTTCTGGCACATTGGGGAACTGGCTGACTTGGTAGTGCCTCTTCCCATTGAGAGAGATCCGACTGGGTTCGTAACGGGGCAGGGAAAGCATAAGACGTTCAAGGGAAAGGTCCAGACAGGCCACTATTAGTTTTTAATGCAATAACCGTTGGAAGAATAATAACCAAGAGGGCAAGTCTTGCCCACTTTCGTTATTGGCTGGTTGCAAGCAATAACTGGAGCAATGGTAAAAACAATGGCGAAAATCAGGGCTTTCATAGTTCTTTTAATTGTTGCTGAAGTTGGTGGATGCCAGTGTAAAAATAAGCGTAATCTCTGGTTTCAGTGACGCCTTTAGTTTCTCCGCAAACATGACAAATTCCTTGCCAAACAGAAGAGCATCCAACGCTATACACGCCCCATTTTGCACCACAATCTCGACAAGTAACACTGGCTTGATTCAGTGTTTCAATCATGGCCAGCAGTTTAATCTTGGTCATCTTCCTTTATGCAAATAAATCGTGCTTGCCAAAGCAACGCTTGACACAGTAGCTCGTCACAAGGATCAATGTCTTCTGCATAGATTGCATGAGCAGCTTCCCATGCGTCTTGCCATTGTTCCTTAGAAGGAAATTGCCAAGTCATTCGCCCAGTCCAAAGAATTGTTCAATCAGCCAAGTGCCAATAATACCCACTAGAAAAATTGCCAGCAGGAACAATATGGTAATGCCAATGGAAATAAGGATGATCATAATTCGTTTAGCGGAGAACCATCAGGATTAAGCACAAGATCACCAGCAAAGGCCCGTACGAGACGGGCCGCTGCCAGGTCTATTGCTTTCCCTGCACGAACACTTGCACCCCCTTCACGGCTTGCTCAACAGTGCCTTCCTGGCAAATAGCCCGCAAGGTGTCAAGCTCTGTTGCCATGGCTGCCTTGGTGATTTTGATGCCTTGTTCCTTTATCCAGGCAGTGACCATGGTGGTCACCACATTGGCAAACATAGCTTTGTCTTTGATGTCGTCGCCTTTAGCTAGACCAAGATTTTCAAGAGCAGTCTTGCCTGCCATCATGCTGGTGCGCTCTTCTGCATAACCGAGAGCATTGGCTTTACAGAAGCCAAGAAGCGCTTCTTTGCCATTGAACTCCGCTTGCTCAGAAGTGCCACCAGTAGCCTCCTGAGGCGAAGGTGCAACCGTCTTGGCCGCAGGAGCAGACTTTGGGGCTTCCTTGAGCGGGGGCTTGGCCGATTCCTTTTCATCGCTCTTGGGAATGTCTTCGCCAGAGTACAGTTTGAGCCCTAGGCCAGTAAACGTGGCAATGCACTTAACGCTGGCGCGTTGAATGTTGTCACTAACAGCACGAGCATTTAGCTCAACAAGCGCATTGTGCTTATTGTCCATCAGTGGAAAGACGAGCGCAGGAGTGCGGCGGCAACCGTCAGTAAGGAAAGGACGAAGAAGCCAGCAGCCTTCTTTTCCAAATACTGGCCAGCCAATTGAGCTTTCTTCAAATGAAACAAAGAACGTTGGGAACTGTTCTTTGAGATGGCGGAAGGCAAATGGCCATGACAAATAGGAGAGGCCCTTGTAGTTCTTTTCAACGTGCTCGCCAATTGCAAGCTCATAAGCAGCAGTAAATTTCTCAGGGGGAATTTCAAGAGCAGCAAAGATGCCGTTCATGCGGTCAGTCATAGCCATTGATGCAGGATTGTCCATGGAAGCAAAATCAGAGGGGGAATAGAACATGGTTTTAAGCGCGATCATTCTTTGGCACTATCCAAAGCGAAGTGATTGTCATAAAACAAAATGACCTTGGAGGGCTTTTCGTGCTCAGTAACAGTAAGACTTTTACCAGGCAGCGGCCATTGCGAAGCCACCCTGACATCAGAGATGCCTTCAGTGTGCTCCCAATCGAAGCCTTCCTCTAGAGCAGTGGGCTCAAAGCAAACTACCACTTCAGGATCTTCGTCTTTGGCGGAGACGTAGGCTTGTTGCAAGGCACTAATAAGTGCAGAGAGTTTCATGGATCAATCCTCGTAAAAAATGCAGGCGAAATGATCCACTGGTTTTCCATCGGATTCTTCATCTTCGCAAAGGCTTTCACCAGGAAGCCCCCCTCCATTTGCAAGAATACGGAGCTTGAAACCGTGCAAATCTGCCTCTTGTTCAATGTCATAAGCGTAGTCTTTTGAATAAGTGCCTACGTTGATGTCGCCATATTTTTCAATGGCTTTGTCACAAAGTGAGCGAAGTTTGGAAAGCTTCATGAGGAAGAGGAAAAATCAATAACAAAAGGCCAGGCAGCGTCAGAAAGCAAAGAACTTCCCTCGTTTACGTCCGTAGAGCGCACGAGGCGTTCAAGCGTTTCGCTGCGAGAGATGGCACCATCATGCGCAATGGCAGTGAGGTGGTCAAATGCTTGGTCGCTTAGCGTGAAGTGACGACGCCGTTTGCCGCCATCGTAAATGCTTCTTGCCATGACAAGGCGCGAAGGTCATAGCCACAATACTCCCTCCTCCTGCTGCGACAACGCCTGCAGCCATTAGCAAAGCTTATACCGCCGAGTCGTTGCAAAGGCTGGCGGGAGCTGCCATGATGGTGGGCGCTGTACCCTACCGCCTCTAGATGACTTTCTCAATACTGGACTTCTTGGACTTGCTTGAGCCCTCTAAAGGCGGCAAGTACATCTGTCCAGCATGTGGCGGCAACGACTTCAGCGTTAATAAGGACAACGGTGCCTACACCTGTTGGCATGATTCGTCAGCAAGTCATCGTTCTGAAATTCGTAACGTGCTTGCGCCCATGGTCCGATGGGAGAAACCAATGCGT